ATGTCAGACAGTGTAACAGTTGGTATCGATGTATCAAAACTCACTCTTGATGTTCATGTGTCTCCTGCACAGCTTCATCAGACTGTATCAAACAACGAGTCAGGCTTTGCTGAGCTGAAAACGTTGCTTTCCATGCAGCAGGTTTCTCTTGTTCTGCTCGAATCCACGGGCGGTTATGAAGATGCTGTTGTCTGTTTCCTGCAGTCTCTTGGCTATGACGTTTCTGTCATTAATCCGCGTCAGGCTCGTGATTTTGCCCGTTCCATGGGGCGTCTGGCTAAAACCGACAGAATTGATGCTGAGCTGCTTGCGCAGCTTGCTTCTGTTATTCATGCCCGACCTGACCGTGAGCGTTTTGTCAAAAAAATTACTGATGACAGACGTCGCAAACTGGCCTGTATGGTGGCCCGTCGCCGCCAGGTTGTGAATATGATTTCCACTGAGCAGCAGCGTAAATCTGCCGCCAGTAACTATTCCACTGACAGTATTAATAAAGTTTTATCTTTCCTGCGTTCTGAGTTGAAAAGTATTGATGCAGATATTTCACTGCATGTCCGCTCACATTTTGCAGATATATCCGGTCTTCTTGCCTCATTTAAGGGGATTGGTCCCGCCACAATTGGCGTGCTGCTGGGTGAAGTTCCTGAACTGGGCAGACTGAACCGCCGTCAGATTAGTGCCCTGATTGGTTTGGCTCCGTTTAACAGGGACTCCGGATTTATGCGCGGTCGCCGTACTGTATGGGGCGGTCGTGCAATGGTCAGGAATGCGCTTTATATGCCGACACTTTCTGCCGTGCGTTTTAACCCGGCTATCCGGGTGTTTTATATGCGACTGATTTCTCAGGGTAAGCCCAGAAAACTGGCTCAGGTTGCTGCCATGCGTAAATTACTCTGCATCATTAATGCCATGCTTTCATCAGGGACAATGTTTAACCCTGCCCTGCATCCCGGTCCGGGGGCTTAATCATGAAAACGGAATCAGCCATCCTTACAGCGTATAACGCCATCGACGCGGCATCCGTTGCCCTTGGTCGTCCCTGCCTGACGCTGCCCGAACGCGTGCATTTTCGGACTGAGCGCGATGTTGCCCCCCGCAATTTTGCCACGCTTTCCCGCCAGTATCGTGATGAGGTCGGGGTACTGTCTTCACAGCTTGCCCTGCCACGTAACACGCAGGTTGACCGTGTGATTTACGGAATTAACTGCACGGATTTATCTCTCGCTGACAGGGGTAAGGCTGCCGGACTGGTTTCACAGTTTGGCTCGTTTTCGTTCACCGTGGCGCATGCGTTCTGCCGTCTGGTTTATCAGCTCGGTGTGAAAAATGCGCTGATGGCGCTTGAGTCCGCGCACCGTTTTGCTTTCTTCAATCAGGACGGAGACCCTTATGAATTCTCACTTTTCTGCACTGATGAGCAGATTGCTGAGGTGGCTGATTCGGTTGTTCGTGACTGCCTTGTTTCTCGGGCCATTTATAGTGATGTACCAGAGCATCACCTTCTCAATGTGATGGCCTATTTTCAGGCCATCTCCGGCTTTGATTTCGCCCCCGTTTATGCCACTTATCATGAGCGTTACGGCGATGAGGGATTGCTTAAGCGTCTGACTGATTTGGCTTTTGTCACCCGTTTCCTGCGGGTTATCCGTGACCAGCGGGTCAATGAGGTCTGTCGCATGCTCGGCATACTGAACCGCAACGCGCCTTATATTTCTGACTGGCATCGTGACCTGTTTGCTGTCCGCAGTAAACGCGTGAAAAAGTATCTCCGGTCCTCCGGTGTCTTTGATGCGTTTAATGAGCTGGTCTGTACGCTGGAAGATGCGCATAACGCCTCTGTTTCGAATCCGAAAAACCGGATTGCTGAACTCTGCGTTCGTGGAAAGGCCGTCTGTGAACTGTCCGAAGATATGGGGCTGTCCGGCTACTTCATCGTGCTCACCACGCCGTCACGTTTTCACCCGACGACCAGTTTTAAGGTTGCCGGAAAATGGCATTCTCGTCCGAATAAAAAATGGTGGGAAGCAGGTTGCCCGACCGTTAAGGATTCGCACGCCTGGCTGAATACCGTCTGGCGTCGGGTCTGCCGCAGGCTGGATAAAGCCGGTATTCAGATACCCGGTCTGCGCACGGTCGAGCCTCATGCTGACGGTACAACGCACTGGAATTTCCTGATTTACTGCAATCCCCATGAGAGCGCAACGGTGCTGGCCATTTTCCGTGAAGAGGCCATGCGCGATGAGCCGGATGAAAAGGGGGCGAAAGAGCACCGTATTCGTATTGAGGCTATTGACCCTGAAAAGGGTGATGGTTTCCGTTACATCGTGAAGTACATCACCAAAATGGCGGGGGATGTCAGTGCGGATGGTATTACCGCCCTGAATGACCGTTATTCTGCCCGTTCATTCTGTGATGCCGTCAGCCGTGCCGCCTGCTGGCAGAAAGCAACGCGCCTTCGCCTGTTCCAGTTCTTTGGCGTTCCCTCCGTTACGGCTTACCGCCAGATGCGCAGCTTCCGCGCACCGCTTGAGGCGCATCATATCAATATGCAGCAGTTCACGCCGCAGCAGGTCGCCGAACTGGAAGCCATCCGCATGGCCTGTGATGCAGGCGATTTCCGGACCTATATCCTGCTGAACGGCGGTTTCTTCTGTTCTGAACGTCTGCTTCGTCCGTTTTACGTTCAGCCGCAGGAAGGTGGTAAACCCCGTTTTAACCGTTACGGTGAACCCTGCGCACCGGTGATTTCCGGTTTCATGTTTGGCCCCGTTCCGGTCATAACCCGTTTTATGGGCTGTGTTGTCCGCCGTATGACCCCCGCAGAAAAAATCCGCGCAGAGGAAGTCAGAAGCGGCAGCAGCTATGAATCTGTGTTTATTTCGTCGGCTTCACGACACCGCACGACGCGCTCCCGCGCGGCGGGTGGGGGCGGCGAAGCCGACCCTTGGACTTGTGACAATAACTGTCCCTGACTGAATTTTTAACATTGAGGAGTCTGATTTATGAATCAAATTTATGACAGTTTTCCGTTTCCTTCCCCTGAGGGTTTTACCGCAGGTATGACAATGGCGGGATATTTTATTCACGCCACTGTCATAAATGATGAGGAGTTAAAACCCACGGGTTCTCATTATAACCCTGAGGCCAAACCCAAATATGCCATTGTTATTGCCTATCCGTATGAGGACCGAAAATTAAAAGTCCGCCGTGAGGAGCATGAGCGCTTTTCCTGTACTGAGGAGGATTTTAAATTTTTTAATTCATGTCCTGATTTGCAGGGCAAACCTGTTTATCTCACGGTGGATGTTAACTCATGGTCGACAGGCTCTGAACGTCATGGTGTCTGGTATCGTTTTATTTCCGGCTCCATGAAACGTTTTGACGGTCAGCCGCTGGGTGCACTGCCCGCTGGTAAAGAAAAAGGCTGATGATATGTCTGACGCTGATTTTCTGAACTTTGTTTTATTTGCTGCTCCTGCAATGATTTTATTTTCTTCAGGTTTTGGCATCGGAATAAAACTGATTCGCGCCTGTGACTCACAAAGCATTACTGTTCAGCGTTATTATGACTGAATTTGATTTCAGCGGTGTTTTATCCGCACTGAATTCTGGCGTACAGGACGGAGAGCTTTACTGGGCCGTTCTGTATGTCTGGATTGTCTGCTGGCTTCTTGGCTTTGGCCTTGGTGTTATTTTCACTCTGGTCTGCCGGATGTTCAGCGATGCTGTTAATTAATTTTAATTGTCAAAGAGGAATTTTATGAAAGTGAAAACTCTTGTTTTATCTGGTCTGGCAATGGCAGGTTCTGTATTTGCGCTTCCGGCTTCTGCTGCGGTTGATGTTCCTTCTTTTATTACTTCTACTTCTGTTGGTGAGATTGGCACTGCCATTACCAGCGTGATTGGCATTGCAGGTACGGCGGCATTTGCCGTTCTTGGTGTTTCACTCGCTGCCCGTCTGGGTATCGGTATCATTAAAGGCTTCCTTTCCCGCGCAACCTGATAGTTATTTAACGACAGCGCCCTTCGGGGCGCTTTTTTAATCATTTCAGGAGTTTTTGCTTGATTCGTCTTATTTTTCCGTTTCTGTTTTTGTTCTTTTCCTCGTTTTCTTTTGCTGAGGGGAAAGAAAATCCGGATGCACTTGTTCAGTGTGCAGGCCGTTTATCCTGCAGGACAGCTTATTCGGACGCGGGGACGTCGATTAAATTAGCCAGGGGGGCTGGTCATATTTTTTGTGGCTGGTCCAGTGTTGATGCATGTTCCGGAATAATTCATTATTGCGGCGACAATCCTTCAAAGGTTTCTGCCGCACCTTCTACCGTTGGGAATTTTGTTTCTGCCAAATGGCATGCATATAAAGTCTGGGATTTAGACAAGCAAGAGTGGGAAACCTGCACCCTTGCTTTTCAGGGAGGTGAGGGTGATTTGACACCTGAATATAATAAGCCGGTTACCGAAGAAAATTGTCTTTCCCGTCCGGTAATTAAGGACTTTTCATATTCTCTTGGTGATGTTGTCTGGGTTGATACGGGTAACGGGCAGGAATCTCAGTCCCTGGAAATTAATGGCTGTCGTTATTTGATTGATTTTAACGAGTGTGATGACGACGGGAATTGTATCGCTCAGAGTATGCGTTCTGTTGGCGTGGCTGCCGCCAATAAAAATCCTGACGACAATACAGGGAGTGGCTCTGGTTGTGACGACGACAATTGCGATAATACGACAGGCTCTGGCGGTTCATCCGGCAGTGGTGGCTCCGGCTCGGGTTCCGGCGGCTCATCCGGCAGTGGTGGTTCAGGTTCTGGCTCCGGTGGTTCATCCGGTAGCGGTGGCTCCGGCTCGGGTTCCGGCGGCTCATCGGGCAGTGGTGGTTCAGGTTCAGGCTCCGGTGGTTCATCCGGTAGCGGTGGCTCCGGCTCGGGCTCCGGCGGTTCATCCGGTAGCGGTAGTTCAGGCTCCGGTGGCTCATCCGGCGATGACAATGGCTGGCTTGATGGTATTTTGGGCTGGTTAAAAACAATATGGGTGTCAGTGAATGATTTAAATAATGCTTTTTCTGTTTCTCAGACTGATATGAATAATGCATTAAATTCACTGGACAATGGTATTAAAGATATTAGTCAGAATATAGCTTCTTCTTTGCCTGATGGGGATTTCCCTTTAGGGGAGCTTTCGCATTACTTGCCAGGACAGGGAAGTGAGAGTCATGATAATAACAATTGGCTTACAGTTAATATTGACAAACTGGTAAATACAAATAATGGAACTGCTCTTCCTTTTACTTTACAATTTAGCTTTAATCTTCCGTTGACTGGCGCGATTAATTTCAAGATTGATACAAGCCATTTTGCAAAAGCTTATGACGATTATGTTCGTTCTGTTCTTGAGTATGCTATTTATATGATAACCATGTTACGCGTTTTTGTTATTTCTCGTCGTACATTATTTGAACGTGAGGTAAAACTCTGATGTGGGCCATTTTAGGTGCTTTTTTTGTTGATGTTGTTTTAAAATCACTACGTTTCATTGCAGGAGTTATCGGTGATAAAGCTGTTGCATGGGCTAAGCTCCTTTCTTATCTTGGTCTTTGCTACACTTCATATTATGCTCTTGTATCTGCCGTTAATTTTATTATTCGTCAAATCTCCGATGTTAATAAACTCGATGTTATTATAGTTGCATTCAGTTACCTGCCTTTAAATATTCAGGACTGCTTTAATATTATCCTCCATGTTCAATTTATTTCATACATATATCTTTATAAGGATAGAGTGTATCGATTGGTTTATGATTTATTTAAATCAAATGGACTTAATATTGGCAAGTAATTTTGCGGGGTAAGTTATGCCAGTTATCACGGGTAATCTGGGTCAGGGTAAAGGCATTGTTGCAGCTTATTTTGCCTCACTTTATTATCGCCGTGGATTGCGGGTTGCGGCAAATTATCCGCTTAACACTGAATATATGTCCTCAGGTTCGGATAACCCCGTTACGGTTATTCCGGCCATGCCCCGCATTGAAGACTTTGAGCTTCTTGGTCGTGGATGTCCTGAAAATGAAAAAACACGCTTCGGAGCGTTATTTCTTGATGAGTGTGCGACATGGCTGAATACCCGTGGTTTTGCCCGTAAGGACAGATTACCGTTAATTGACTGGCTGATACATTCCCGTAAGCTGGGCTGGGATGTTTATCTGATTGCACAGCATGAAGATATGATTGATTCCCAGATAATTAAGGCGATGGGGGCTAAAATTATTCGCTGCCGCCGTCTTGATGAATTACGTGTTCCTGTGATTACGCCACTGATGGAATTATTCAGACCAGGAAAAACAGGGGTTGCATCAGGTAAAAGGGGGATTATTCCTCATTACGTTGCTGCCAGTACGTTTCTTTATGACGGCACGATTCACGCGGCACGTCGTCCCGTAGATAAAATCATTATCAGGGCTGCGGATTATTACAACGTTTACGACACTAATTTCATTTTCTCTGACGGAATGGAGCTGCTTAATGGCCGTTTTGTGGATATGCGTGCTGTTTATTCCGTTTTGCCCGGGCGCACACTTAAAACCATGAATCCGTTATCTCAACAACCCGAAAAAAAGGCCACCCCACAGAAAAAGCCGTGGGGCAAGTTGATTGCCTTTCTTTTCCTCGTCACCGCGATGATTGCCGTTGCCCGACATTATTTCTCCGGCGATCGGGAGGTTAGTGCCGCTGTCCCTCCTGTGCCTGAAAGCACCGTGACACCTGCACATCCTTTGCCTGCGTCAACGGTTGTATCAGAGCTGAGACAGAAAAAACCGGATGTGCTTCCGGTATCAAAGGAGTGGCGGCTTGCCGGATATGTCAGGGGAGCAAGTCCTTATTTTGTGCTGCTGGGTCCGTCGGGTCAGGTGCGACGTTATACCGCTTTTCAGCCATGGAACGGCAGCGCCACGGAACTGAATGTTGACGGTGAAAGGGTGACGTTCTGGTCAGGCCCGTCGGGGACGGTATCAAAGGGGGATACTCTGACTGACAAAATGCTTTCGTTTGATGTGAAGGGTAAATAA